TGGCGGCTATCGGTGGAGTGATCGAGCAGCATATGGGTTTGGTTAAGCTGATCGCTACGACCTCAGAGAAACCCCGTGTGGGCGACAACGGTGGTGATCGTCGGCATACGACTATCTCGTTTTGCCCGAAGTGCAGCTCAACCAATGTCGATATGAAGTCTGGCTGCTTTACATGCAACGACTGTGGGGAGAGCAAGTGTGGTTGAGCTGAAGTTCATCAACCGGGACGCACGTCCTCGGGTCACCGAATTATCGGTGGCCCGGGGGGGCTGTGCAGATATCTGCCTCTGGTATGGGGCGTTCCACGCGGGAGACCGGTACTCGGTCTACATCAACGACGTTCAGCAGAAGTTGGGCATCAACGGAGAGCTACTGTCGCTCTCTGAACCTCTCCAAGGTCCCGGTGGTAGGTGACTGCCAACATCTCTGACTTCGCGCTGTACGCATGGCTCGCTGCGTAGGCATCCCTCGCCGTGATGGCGCGAAGTTGCTCCCACTTCATCCCGCTGAAATCCTGGCTCTTGTGATGATGCAAGTGACCAGTCCAGACGAAGCGGTGGATGGTATTCCCCCAGATCTTTGCGTAGGTATCAGCCAAGTAGCCTACCAGCCGATCGGGCTTTGCCTTGTCCCCATGATGGCCACAGATCATGTTTTCCCCGAAGTGATAGACGAAGAAATCGTTCGGGGTCTTCTCGATCACCACGCGAGGCTCGTTACGGTATCGTTGGGCTAAGGCGAAGGTCAACACAGGTGGGGCGCTCGGGTCGTGGTTGCCGCGCAGTGCCCGGTAGATCACCTTGTCGTGCTTTATCAATGCCAGATCGATCAAGGTGACTGTGACCTTGATAGCCTCCTCGAGCGTGCGCCAGTGGCGGCTGTCTGTGTCCAACGCATGCTTGCTGGCCGGTGTGGCGTTGGTGTCATCGTTGGCGTGCAGGAAATCCCCAGCATTGAGAATGATTGCTGTGGAGGAAGCTGGAGCGGCGTGGACGCAGCTCTGCATCCCTGTGGTCAACCGTTTGACGGCGATCCCTGTGTCATAGTCTTCACCGGTCTCCTGCCCCCACGCCAGCATACCCAAATGCACGTCAGCGAGTGGATAGAGCGTCAGCAGCTCCCCCTGACTAAACCCGGGTATTGCCTGAGCTTGAACCGCCGGGATATCGGAAAAGATCTGAACCATCTCGGCCATCAGATCGACAGGTTCCTTGACCGGCGGGCGTAGGAGAACGCTGAACCCTTTGGTCTTGACCCAAGCCACCGAAGGTACCAGCTGGGTGCCGATATTGTCCATCGCAGCCTTCAGGGCAGGATCGACGTTCTCCTTGGAAAGTCGGTGGCGAAGAGTGCTTTCGGGTATCCCAAGCGCCTTCGCGGCCGCCCGTTGGGAGCCGTGTGTTTCCACTGCTTCTTTAAGGTTCATTTTCTGAGTATCCGTGTTGCCGATTGGCCCACATCACCGAGGATAATCGCCGGGATCAGCCAGTAGGCCAGATCCCATATCCGGGGTGGAAGGTCTTGAATGACCAGCGACCAGCCGAAGTTTGCGTTGACGATGGACACCAGCAGGACACCAGCCCACCAAAGACCAAAGGGCACCACGATCAGTACCCGGCCGATCCTGACTGCGCTCCACCGATCCTGGCTCTCGGCCAGTGCGATGTCACGGGCTGACTCCAGCCGTTTCATGTGTGCCTCAGCCGAGCGCTTATCAGCGTCGTTCTCGGCTGAGAGACTCATCTCGTAGGCCTTGAGCAAGGGCTCAGTGAACAACCCCACTGCACCCTTGGTCAACCAGCCGAGCATCAGGTATTCCAACCAAAGCGTTTGGCCAGCCGCCACCAGACAATCTGGCCGGCAGCAAGAACACCCCCAAGGATCTGGCCAATCAGGCCTGTCAAGGCGGAGACCACCTCTGGGTTACTGGTGACCATCTGGATCATCTCCGGGGGGAACCCCTTGGAGCTCAAGTAGACCCCCGCCCACCCGATCAGGATGCGGAGGAGAACGACGTAGTCATTCATGGCTTAACCCCGTTTTTATAGGCCTCAGCTCGCATCGAATGATACCGGCGCTGGGCTTGAAGAATGAAAAGAACGACAGCGATCACGGTGATGGCTGTCGCGATTTGCCAGAAGGGTAGGTCAGGCAGGGTTAAGGCCCCGCCCCCGGAAGCTGTCACGGCACCAGCGGAGGTGGTCTGGAGCTTGGCGACCTGCGAACGTGCTTGATCCGCCCCTTGGTGCAGGGCTTGCGGAGCCCCGCCAGTCGCCATCTTGACTGCCGCAACCTCGACCTCGGCCACACGCCGGGTCCAGCCGTTCTTGAAGTCTTTCCACGATCCGAGACCGGCCAGCCAGCCGATGCGAGTGGCGCAGACTTTACGAATGACCTTCAGGCTATCAGCTGCCCGGGCCGCCTCAATGGTCTTGGGGCCAATACGCCCATCGGCTGGTACGCCGAGGGCCGACTGAAGCCACTTGCTCCCGCGAGAAACGCCGGAGTTCACCGCGGGGTCCATGGTCACCAGATCGATGCCCGGGGGGAGCAAGTCTCCTTTGATGGGGTCCCAATACTGCTTGCGGTAGATCTCGCGGGCCTGAGCCTGGGTCAGGTTCATGATGTCGACGTTGGGGTGAGCGTGGGCGGCGATGCCCATGTTGGTGCCTTTCAGGACACCCTTGCCGACCTTACCCCCAGTCCAATTGCCGGGGTCGTTGCGGTTGGTAGACTTTCCGCCCTCATGACGAAAGATCTCCGCCATCACTGCTTTGAAATTGCTCGCGCTCATTGTGGGATCAACCCTCCGGACAAGACAAAGACACTGAAGGCGGCGAGGAAGAGCGAAACGATCGCCCAGATCATCTTGCTGATGTGACTGTCGTAACGGTCAAGACGTCGATCGATCCGATCGAAGCGTTCCTCCAGATATTTCTGCTGGATAGTCGCCACACTCTGGGCCCCCAAAACACCGGCCCGCCAGTGTTCAAGATCAGTTAGTCTCTCTTCGACTGACGGTGTCATAGATGTCTCCAGTTTACGAGACCTCTATACGTGCTGGAGGGTAGTCAATCCACAGTTGTTTGCGGGAAAGTTACCGACTAAGCAAAGGGAACCATGAGGATGACTATCCAAAGAGCTGGAAGGAGTTTTTTGTGGGGGGTCTGGTGTGCCCACTCCGGATGGATATTGTCGATATATCCCTTGCCCCGTACCCAGAGTATCCAATGGGTTTGATTATTCCAGTCTGCACGGCAGAACCAGAAAACATACTTGAGAGTGAGGATCCCCCAGATCAGGCGCAGCTTGGAATGACCCGCGAAGATGTAGGCAACAGAGATAGCAAAATCCTCACAATCCCCCTGCGTGGAGATGCGCCAGCCCCCCAGTATCCCATCCCGACGGTAGCGAAAGTCCTTGAGGTAAGCCGTGATGTTGAGCTTCATGTCTGAGGTACCGGTGGGTCTGGCAGGGGACTGGTGATCAGGGCCTCAATCAAAGAGTCCTCGGTGCTTTGCTCGATCAGCATAGCCACCGCGAACAGCCGATCGGTAAATGCTTCGCTTAGACCGAAGGCTGATGCGAGGTTCTGTACATCAGAATGCTGGCGCTGTGGCTGTGCCACGTCATCGAACCAGCCGACCACCGGGTGATCTGGATCTTGCGCGCGGAGGGTATCAACCACTACCTGCACCCACCGCCGCATGTTTGCCTGCCCCGGTACCGGTGAGGGCAAGCGTGTCATAGCTGCGAAAAAAGCCCGCCGGTATGGTTGCAGTGTGGCTCGCCATTTCTTCAGCTCGGCCACCGACCTACGGGCGGTCACTTCTGCCAGATTGCGTCTTACCACTGTCATGTTGCTGTGAACCTCATTGAGAGGGGCATCAGCGGCCACGCCCCGACCACTTCGATGTCATAGACCCCTGCGTCGAGCATCCGAACTCTTGCAAAACCTCCCGCGTCTGGGGTTACCGTTGCCAGTAGCTGACCGATCTCTGCATCCCAAACCTGTACCTCGGCTCCCGGAGGTATGTCCCCAAGGGTTACCCCATCCGAATGCTGTTGGATGATGACAGCAGTCGGGCGAATACGCCAGCTGCCGTTATCGAGCCAGACCCGCCCCCGGTTCGCGTAGACCTCAGCACGTACCTCCATGGCCCCCGCGGGTAGGGTCTCCGGCCGCGTACCCCAGCCCACTGGTTGCCCGTTTTCAAGCCGTGTGAAATAGATCATCGCGTCACCCGCTGCACCGTCAGCCACACATTCCGCAGACACTGCACCGCCGCGTACTGCGCACTGGCAACCCACGCCGACCCGTTCCAGACCGTTGTTTCGGCCGTGACACGATATTCGAAGTCATCATAAAACCCACTCAAAAGGCCTGTGTCACTATACACATCCCAAGCAGTGCCAATCTCAAAACTCTCGACTGTCTCGTATGGCTCCATTGCCCCACCCAGCGCTGCCTTGCGCCGCTGCAGGTTGATCAGCAGGCGGTTTACACCCGCCAATGCGTTTGGCGCCCGTGCCTCAAACTGCAGACCGCGAAGATGGATATTACCTCGCGGAACCGCCCCCAGATCCAGGAACAGCCGCTGCGTTACCCCGCTCGGCACAAAGAAAGGCCCTGCTGCGATCTCCTGCCACTCATCGCTAACCGAGCCGACCTGCAACCAATTACGAACAACGAGGTTGTTGAACTGGGCCCCCCCGGCCTGTGTGACTTGCCAACCCACAGAGTTGTTGACAAAGTTGTTTGAGCCCACTGAACCGCCGAAGATCGCCAACCCTTTAGCACTGAAAGCACCGTCTACGGTTAGGCTGCCCCCATCCATCTGGCGCATGGTCAAGTTGGACCAATAGACCGAACCGTTTCCACCGGACACCCATCGGGTCAAGACCCGTGGCCAGCAGGCCACCGCGCCTGCAGGTGCCACTATCTGGCCAGTATACGGAGCCTCCCAAGTGTTAGGTAGGCTCGCTACGTTGATAACGTTCTCGCTTGTGGTAGTACCATCCGCAAACAACCAAAAGACCTGCACGACCAAGGAGAAGGTGCCCCCAGCTTTGGTCGCGTCGATTGTCAAAAGATACGTTTCTCCAGCGATGACCGAGATCGCACAGGCCTCCCGCCCGGGTAGGTTGAAGGCCTTTTCCCCGCTGAAGGTATTGACCCCTGGGTCCCCTGCTATAAAGAAATGTCGAGCCATGAAAGCTGTAGGCCCACCCGCCGGCATCCCCGAGGTATCTCTGGCAACAACAGTTTGGCTAGAAGAGCTGTTGAAGCGCCGCCAGCCGGAAAAGGTCCCTGTAGCAAACTGGCCGTTAGGGATGAGGTTACCCGCGGTGACATTCAAATGCTGCAGTTGTACTGTGCCGTCTAGCAAGATGTTATCAGCACGCAGGCGAGCGACCGAGCTCGGCCCGCTGACTGGAGAGTCCAAAGCCACGAGTTCCAGCTCCGCACCGGCTGAACCAGCGACGGCACGCAACCCCACGGTGGCGCTCTTTACCTCGTTGATATCCAACGCTGCTTGTTGATAGATCGAAGCCAAGGTGTCAGCCAAGACTTCTTCAAAGTCAAAGCGATGAAGACGAAGGACAGAGACAGAGGCCCCTGCTGCCTTGGCGTAAAAATCCAAATAGAATTGCTGCGTACCAATGCCACTGTAGGTGGCAGGTCGCTTCAGGAAGAACTCAACCCTTTGTACTACCCCGACAGAGTTTGTGAGGTAACTGTTGAGGTTGATCGTCTGGTTACCAGCAGTGCCCCCACCGTCCCCAGACCACAGAGCCTGAAGATAAGGCAAAGAGCCACTGATCGTTCCAGAAACCAGCTCGACTTCCAGCACGACTTTGATCTGTTGCGGGGAGGGAGAGCAATCCAAACTCGAGTCTGCTCTGTCCAAACGGACCTGGGGGCGAGCGTTGGCTACAACATTGGCGTTGAGGACAAGGGCGTTTACGTATCGCACGCCTGTCGAGAGCTTGGAGTGTTGCCCTGTGGCGGGGAGCAGTTGAACGTCCGTCGGAGTGGTCGAGGGCCAGCGGGAAAAAATGGGGTTTTTTGAGACCCCTCCCATGGAAAGTCTAGCAGTGTTCTCAATCGCCACACTGACCGAAGGATCGAAGTCGCTCAGAGCAGGGGGCGTTGGCACCGCCGCGATGAAGCCAGTCATCAGGCTCTCAGCTCCGAAACGGTTGCGCATCGAAACCCTGTAGCGAGTGATCGTATCACCAGCTGGGACATGGCGGGTGTAGTGGTTAGCGCTTACCGTTGCGAGCAACGTCAAGTTGGTGCTGGCGGCGGTTGCCCCATAAATTTTGAAACCACCGAAATCGGGATCAGGATGAGCCTGGCCACGGAGGGTGATGCTATCAAAGCCTGACGAGGCCACCCAACCGGTGGGGCTTGATGGTACTACACCTCGAACAGCCACAGTATGAACGACAACGTTGGATGATACACTCACCCGGTCAGCGTTGGCGCTCAAGAGTTTGGCAAAAATGCGATAGTCCTGACCCATCACAACGTTGGGGATGTAGAAGGTCGTACCCCGACCAGAGACATGTTGATCGACGTCATCGTCTACACGACGATAAAAGACCCGAACCCGGTTAGAGATACCAGAGGGGACACTCAGTTCAACAGCCATCCGTGCTGTCACTGAGCCATCCTGGTTCCGAAGTTGATGAGCAGGGCCAGACTGGACCGAGGTTATGACAGGGGCAGGGAGCCGTGTGTTGATTGTACCCTGATAGTTCTGCACTCCTGAAGAGGTCAGGTTGTCAGTATCACCGAAACGGTTGGTATTGAACTCTGTGGCTGTGATCGTAAAGAGGTCAGGGTTATTGACGTCCGGTACGATCCCCATGACTGAAAAGGGCTTGACCAGTCCGATCGCCGCCGAGGTGATCGAGAACTGTGCTTTGTCTGGCGCTGTTGCAGGATAGACCCCAGAAAAAATCGTCAAGGTCTTGGTGTTCGCAGTACTCGTCCGCACGGTCAGTTCCGCCACACCCGTGGGGGTCTGCACGCTCATCAAGAGGTTCGTGTTGATAGGTAGGAACAGGAAGTCGCGCAGTGTTATGGTACTCCCGGCGACCGATTTGACACGGCCGGTGAGGCCCCAGTTCATCGTCGGATCAGCAATGCCAATCAAGCTGAACATCTCCAGCATCAACCCTTGACGGGCTGTCTGGAAGCTCACGGTCATGGTTTCAGTGTTGGCCTTCAACAATCGGCTAAACGCCCGCCGTTGACCTTCGTAAACATCAATACACCCGACAGCGACCAGATCCTCGGTGATCCGGCCGTTGCGCTCAATCAGAGCATCATCTTTGATCTGTCGTACATCCTGTTCCCAGTTGAGATCAGGGTTGATGAAGGTGACGGTAATGTCGTTGGGTCGGGAGGTAACATCACTGAACTGATAGTTGAAGCCCTCGGGTGTCACCGACTCCAGCCCGAATATTTGTTCGATGGCCCTTGGCTTTTCAAACTTGATGCGAACCGTGTTTGGGCCGTCGGAAACGAGTACACCCCCAAAGATCCCGAGCATGTATCGGATCATATCCAGCCCGGGGCGGGGTTGGTCGATCAGATCATTGTAGGTGTAACGGGGTTGGAAAGTGCCTGTGTCACCCCGAGGAACCAATGTGTCACACCAGAGAGCGGCCTCGTAGGCGGAGAAGCGATCCAGAATGAGGTTTGGATTGTGCCGCCGCGCTCCATAGCGCTCGTTCATGACAGCATCATAGATACACCAGACCAGACTGTCTGTGTGCTTCAGGACGAAGTTACCATCCCACACACCGCTATAGTGGCGGGTGACAGGATTGAAGTTCGATGGAACTTTGATGACCCGGCCGCCTAAGTCCATAGTGAAGTTCGGAACCGACGTGAACTGATCGCTCGCGCGGGCCAAGCCCAGCACGACAGCCAGATCGTCGTACGAGCGCTCCCCGCTCGTGACCATCTGGAAGCTCTCCCACCCAAAGTCGATGAGGCGTTCAGCGTCACTGTCTGGGGAAACCTTGAGAACACGGATCTCCCAGTCGGCGTTGATACGAGGTACCCTCCTGCGAAACTCCTTGACAAAACCACCAGATGTTTTGCCACCCAGTTGGATAATCTCGGAACTGAAGAAATTAAGCCAGGTTGAGGATCCTTCTTGACGATACTGCAGCTTGAACTCAGCAATCTCCGTGAGCTGGTCACCACTGGACGTCACACGCATCAGCTGATTGAAGTTCAAGCGAATTTCGAGAACATTGATCTGGTTTCGCAGAACTGAAGGGGTCGTACGGGTGACTGGAATGCCCTGAGCGAGGGTCACCCCTACGTTGGAGGAAGAGCTTGTCCCGCCCAACTGGTTCGGGATCTTGGTAGCAACAGCGGACCCGTGGAACAGGCTGAGGTTAAAGGTGGAAAAGTTGTTGTTCCCCCCCGGTGAAACCAGCGGGGTGTCGTCAAGATAGAAACCCTTCGCCCCATTATGAATACCAGCAATCGGGCCCTCACTGACAGCCAGTGAGAACTCAATGATATCCTCAGACACCAAAGTGTCAGGTGTGACCGTGGGGACGGAGCTTCCCCCAAGACCGCTACCAGTACCGCCAAGAATTTTCTCGCTCATCCGGTAGAGCTCCAGCTGGAAATCGGTGGGTTGCTAGGGCCAGTGGTGGCCGAAGCGTAAACAGGGTTGATCGGGGCTAGTGCTGCCGGGGGGGTGCTGGCGTCATACTTTTTGAACAGAGAGCCCCCGGGGATGATGTCATTACTATCCGGGGAGTCGTTATCCACTCCGCCGACTTCCACAGAGTCTACGTCAAACGACAGATAGTGCCCACCGACCCGTCGGCTGCCGTAAACCAAAGGGATACGGGTACCAATGCGGACAGTGTTTTCAACCGAACCAAGGTATCTGCTGGCTGGGCCTTGCTCCGCAGCCTCAGGGGTTGGCATAAGTGCCTGTAGGACCCCGCCGAGCAACATGAGAGTTCCGGTCAGGAACATGCCCGAGGTTCCGATTGTGGTCCCTAGCATTGCGATACCAGCGGGGAAGGCAACAGCCACGGCTATCAGTACAACCCCCAGCAAGATCTGCATCAAGCCACCGCGGCCGCCGTCACCACCCATCCTTGGGTAAACATGGATCTCTTCGAAGTCTGTCCGAGAGTACAGAGCGATATCCGTCTCGATCCCTCTCACTTCGACCAGATGGGGTTGACCGTCCTCACGATGTAAAGCAGGGATGAGGGACAGTACACGGAGCGCCTCAGCTACAGTATCTGCCTCAACCTCAATCGCCTCGGAATGAAGATCGTGCAGATAGCCATGCAGAAAAATCTTCCTCTTGATCGACACTGTAGACTTTCCCTTCGTGAACAGCATAGCAGCGCACTTCGTCTTGAGCGACAATAAAGTGTATCTGCATAGACCACTGCACGAAAAACCAGTAATCAGCAATAGAAAGGTTCGCATTACTTTGCGGATGGGTGTGCCAAGTGGCGACACCTTTCAAATCATCTTCACTGAACTTGAAGTGGTCGTAGGGGTCGCTGGCATGATTTTGGCAAGGAATGATCACCAGATCATCATCAATGACCCCACAGGCTTCAGTTGTCGGTTGCCAGTGTGGTTGCAAGAGCTGCTTGAACGTCTGGATGTTGGAGAATTCGAGCATTGACGACCTCATGGAAGGAGACGGGCTTCATCTCCGTCTGATGAACTGCAGTGATAAGCGGATGTCTGACGATCATTGTAGCCATGGAGGCCCACCGAGGGCGTAGAGAGTCGAGAGTGCTCAGCCGCCCCGGGAGATGATGCAGGATCTTACCCTCCTCAACGACGATGGCTGCATGACTGACCATCTCCGTGCGGATGGGCATGAGCAAAACATCCCCCAGCTGCGGGTTGCTGTCCTGAGCACTGACAAAACCGTGACTGGCGTACATCCCATAAAGGTCCAGCCGGCTATCTTCCCAAAAGCGTTCGGGGCGCGCGTAATTGGGAAACACGAGCCCATAGCGTTCGCGACAATAGGTACGGAGGATCGAGTAGCAGTCCGACTGACCAGAGACGTAGGTCAGCCCCAGCAAGTGTCCGTATTCAAAGTCTGACATGGGGGAACTCCGGCGGGTAGAAGGCCCGGGCGGGCAGCATGAAGGTCTGCATGTCGTGGGGCTCGCGGCACTGGGTCGTTATCAGCCCGCGCACAACAGACAGTACCTGAACAATCCGCCAGCTCTCCTCGACAAAGAAGGGTTGGTTGGCCACAAGATCACTGTAGAGCAAGGTGTACCGCGTGATCGTTGCGTTCTCCAGCAACCCCTGACCCACGGCGGCCGTGAACAGACCTTCAGGGTTGGCAAAGGAGAAGTTGGGTCGGTTCGACTTTCCGTCGGCCTCCAGCTCGATCTGTGACAGGCCGCAAGGCAGGTTTTCGTACACCCACCCTTGCCAAGTGACCTGCTGCTTTGGACTCATGCGAAAGATGCTGCCATTGGTGAGGGTCAGTTTGAACAGGTAGGCCAAACCTTCCGGCGCCAGTTGGAAGGCAGACGTCCGAATGCCGTTGGGAATGGTCGTCATGGTTGCTCCTCAAGTTCAACTTCAATGGTGTCCCAAACGCCATTGCCCCCCCGAATACCCTCAGGGATTTCCAGAGGTCGAAGAAACTTGCACTTCACAGTTCCGTAGACGGGATGGGCCAGGTTGAATTCAGTGTGCAGCTGATGCTCCCGATAGAATTCTTCAAAAGCCCCAAGGTTCCGGCTCAGAGTGGTCGTCAGATCCAGCGATCCATCTGGCAAAAGGAAATACTCCATACCCTGCAACTTGAGCATAAACACCCGCTGGTCCGGAGCAGTGGGGGTCGCTGTGAACCCATAACTATTGCCGAACTTGATCCGCTGTCCACTCTCGGGGTAGCGGGTCGAATAGCTGTAATACCGCGGTTGAAAATTCGCCATTACATGACTCCACGGTTAATGGCTTTGATCAGTCGCTTAGTCGCCCCACCTTGGGCCATGTCCTGCGTGATCACAGCGATGATGTCATTCGGCCCCGGGATCGGTCGCTGATCCGGGGGAGCCATCCAGATGTTCAGGGGCTCTTTCTCTGCCAGTCGTGACACGCCCGGGGATACAGACCCACCACCGGCCATGCGACGATTGCCCATGTTGTTCAACCGGTCCAGCTCTGGTACCCCAATAGCCTGCACGGCCGTGGCCCGCAGTACGTACTCGTTGGGCATCAAAAGCGCCGGTACACTGTCTCTCGGTAGAGAGCCCTCAACCAAGCCGCCAGCTGCCATTCGTTCAACCGAGCCCCCCGCACTGGCCCCAACTACGTTGGTAAACAGATCCCCACCACCAAAAAAGCCTTCAACCCAGCCCAGCAGTTGTTTCATCGCATAGACGGCGAGCATCTCTGCGACGACCGACTGCAGTGATTGTATGGCGGTCACGGCGAAATCCCGTAGAGCATCCTTACCAGTCTTGGCACCGTCGCTCAGATCTATGAAGAGTTGGCTGAAAGCCCCCTTCCAGCTGGAGAGTACGTCACCAACGCCCCCTTCCATCACCTGAAGCAAGTTCAGGTTTTCCGTTGCCCAGTCAGCGATTTTCTTGTTGAGATCGAACTGGACAAGCTGACCCAGACCCTTGATGCCAACGATACGCTCTTCGGTGTCAGCGATGAACTCCAGCAGGTCGCTGTGCTCTTGCACCAGACGATTGAACTCCGCCTGTTTCGCTGTGGAGAGGTCCTGACCCTGCAGGAAACGGATCTGCTCTTCCCGCTTGGCAGCCTCACCTCGTGCCGTCTCAAGCAGTTGGGCTACCCGCGGGGCCTGCTGTTCGCCCGGGGATACAAGCGCACCGGACAGATTGCTTTCCAAGGACTCGATGAAGAGGTCGAATTTATCCTCAGCAGCGTTGTCCCCACCGCGGCTACCACCGCCACCACCACCACCAGCGCCACCCGAGCCAGCCTCTCGAGGCGCGTTGGCCCGAAGAGTGTCCAGCCGTGCCTCTTGTTCAAGACCGTTGAGTGCCACAAAGCGACCAGCTTCGATGATACCCCGCTCGATGATATTGCTCGCCCCAGCGGCTTGTGCATCATATTCAAGATTGATATCAGACTCCGCCCGAGCACGACGTGCGGCTCCAGCAGTCGCTCCAGCTTCGAGAGCCTGGATCTCAACATTACGGCTGACAGTCGAAATCACCCCACCGCCCAAAGAAGAGAGGGCCGACAGGATGCCGTTGATCTGGGCGGCCACACCGGCCATAGCATCTGCCCAACCCCATGTCGCACCGGTCACGCCATTCATCTGATCCCAGATAGCCATGGCCGTTTCTCTTTGGGCCTCGGACATGTTCTGAACTTCAGCCGAAGCCGCGAAGAGCTCACGCTCTTGAGCGACGCGAGCCTGCTGAACGACCAGACTATCCTCACCGTAGGCCGTGATCAGCGCTTGAAGGTTGCGTTGGTCCGTCATCTGCTTGATCATGGCAGCCCCGGCCGCACGCTCACCAGCCCACTGCAGCAGGTTCGTCGCATACAACTTGGCTGTGGCGATCGCACGCTCGCGCTCAGAGTTCCGCCGGGGGTTGTTCTGATCGAACAGAGCCATCAACTGGTTCCGTTGGGCCAGCCCTTTGACTTCCTCAGCATAGACTTGTCGGGTTTGTGAGATCCGCAGATTGTCAGCTTGGGCAGAGGTCTCACCATAGCGGGCGATCACCGCCCGAAGTTCGACCTCACGCTGCAAGGCCTGCACCATCTCCTGCCCCCGGGAGAAGTTCTCGGTGGTGTTGGTCACGAAATCGGCCGCGCCATTGTAGACCCCACTGGCCACCGAACCCACGAGCTCCCGGCGCTTCTCGATGGTCAATCGTTGGGTCTCACGAGCGCGTGTGAGAGCATCCAGCTTAGCCTGTGCCTCAGCTGCCTGACGCTCCCCAGAGGTGGAGCTCTCCTCCATAAGAGCGACCTGATCAGCTACCGCTTGGTTGTACTCTGCCTCAGTCGTGAAGATCTGAGCAACGAGCCCATTGAAGCCGCTGAATGACGTCAGCCCCTCGAGCTGGTTCCGCAAGTCTTCGCGGGCCTGTGAAAGGGCTTCGACCTTGGCCTCAGCTTCGAACTCACGGACAGGCAAAGCATTTGCGGCCGAGCCATTGCTGTTCTCGCTGATCCTGAGACGGTTGTCGTTAATCAGGGTGTCGAGCAACTCAGCTGCGTCTTCAGTGATCTGCCCACTTGCGACCATGGTGTCGAGCTGATCCTCGATCTCGACCAGTCGGCGCTCGTTATAGGCAGTGACAGCGCGCATAGCGTTGTCGCCCCCGAGAGCATCCCCTTTGAAGTTGCCGGGGATCTCCCGCAGCTGGTCATCGATCTCTGTCTTCATGCTGCCAAGACGCTGTTCAATCGCCCGGTACTCGGGGTCACGAACGCTGTTTGCTGTTGCCTGATCCCCGATGTTAGCCGCCAGATCGATGGCGACTCTGTCGATTTCCTGACTAGCCAGGATGGCTTTCTCCAAGTCCTCCAGAGAAGTAAGCGCAGCGTCCAGAATTAACTGTTCACCCTCACCGCCCCCAAAGCTCTTCTCACCTGTGCGCAGATTGCCCACTAAGGTAAGAATTTCTCTCCGGGCAGTTTTCAGTTCATCTGTGGTTGGATCGCCCTCGAGTAGAGGGACAAGCTGCTCAAGGGCCCCACCTTGATCAGGTCGAGGCGCTGTTCGAATAGTTTCTCGTGCGGCCCCCACAGCAAGGCTCTTTTCTCCAGCAAGGCTGGAAGAAAATGCCTGCAGATCCTGTTCCTGTACTTTCAGCTTGATGATGTACTCATCCGACAGTTTGGTTCGCAGAACTTCCAGTGCCGTGATCAGACCTTCCACGGTGCCGGTGACGTTCAGGACGTCGAGGCCCATGTCTCCGAATTCACCCTTGACCGATTTGACGGTTGCGGCCAGTAGCTTCTGGTCACTTTGGAGCAGTGAGGAACGCGCCCGCAGGCTGGCCAGCTTCGTGTCCAGCGTGCTGATCTGGGCAGCATAGGACTCAACCTCACCAGTAGTGGTCTCAAGCTGTGCCCGAGAGCTTTCGACAGCCGACTCTGCTCGAGCGGTTTCATCCGCGTAAGAGTTCCAAGCCAGTCCCCCGATAGCGAGGGCAGCCCCCAGCCCAAGGAGGATCGGCGCGAGGGACACAAGAGAACCCATCAAAGCAGCGAAAATACCAGCGCTGCCCGCTGTGACGGTGAAGGACGTCGCCAAGGCGAGCATGCCTGCTCGGAGACCAGCTGTCCCCAGACTTGCCGCGAGCAGCCCGCGTGTAAGACCAACCAGCCAGCTGCCGACCGCGATAGAGACCAAGGAGACCAGTCCGGTGACAAGGATCTTTACACCGACCCCGTTCGCATCAATCATACCCAGCATGTCTGCTAGACCCTTGAAGAGGTCCCGCGTCAGGTAGAGCAGTGGTTCCAAGCCCGAAGCGACCAAAGCCTTCAAGCTATTGTTGAAACGTGACGACTGGTTGGCCAGTGAGCGCATTTGCGTCTCGTTGGCGCGTGAAGCGGCGGAGGTGTCATAGAGGCTGGTTTCCATCTCCAGCATCTGGTCAAGGTTGCGCGCCAGAGCGGTGTAAGCGGCGGCCCCGCGAACCTCGAAGGATTTCATGGCATCACTAGCGGTGAAACCAGCTTGGGCCAGGTTCTGCATCACCCCGTACAAACCATAGGTCCGCACATCAATGTCAGCCATTGTCAGACCGACACGCTGCAGGTTGGCAATGAAGGTCTCAGAGGGTTTTTGCAGCGACAGGATAACCTGCCGCATACCAGTACCCAGCGTCGATCCAGAACGGATACCTGCGTTGGACATTGCACCGACCGCCGCGGTCAGCTCTTCAAACCCAATGCCTACTTCGGCTGCGGTGTTGCCTGAGTACTGAAGGGCCAGTGCCAGCTTGTCGACGTTCAGCTTCGAGGAGTTCACGGCCTCAGTCAGCGCGTTGGCAACCTGCAACGTCTGCCCAGCTTCAAGGTTGAAGATGCCAAGCACAGACGTGGCCAGGTCCACAGCCGGCGCGAGGTCAGTGCCGGAGGCGGTAGCCAACAGAGCGATAGCCTCAATCGAGCTCTCGATCTGGGCGACGGACAAACCAGCTTGCCCGAGGGTGATGGCAGCATCAGCGATCTCAACGGCCGAGAAGCGGGTATTGTTCGCGACGTCCAAAAAGGTGTCACGAAGCCCCGCCAGCCCTGTGTCGGTAATGACCACGATCGACTGCAAGTTACGCAGAGAGGCGTCCAGATCACGGGCGAAGGTCAACGACTGGGTGACGGTGTCCCGAGCGGTGCTGAGCAGGGTATAGTTGGCAGCGAGACCCGTTTGGATCCGCAAAAGGTTCGCCCCGCCATCCCCGAACAAACGCTCATTGGTTGCTGTCCGAGACCGGGCGGCCAGCTGGGCTGAGGTCGGCCGGTTCCGCTCCGCCTCGATACGAGCGTTTTCCTTCAGGATAGTCTGTTCCCGCTGGAGCGCGGCCATGCGGGCCTGTGTTGCCGTCACCAGTGCTTGGGCAGCGCTGATACGACGGCTGTCTCCAGCCAGAAGCTCAAGACCAAGGCGGCGCTCAGCCAACTTCAGCTGGTTCTTCAAGCGTTCAGCGTCGTTGATGTCTTTGGTCGTCTTC